TAGCGCCTCCATAAACAACGTTACCGTATTTTGCCACGGTTGAATCCTAACAGCCAGCAAGCAAGAAAACGCTAAATGAATCTGGAGCAGTTGCTCCTGCAGAAACTACTGCCCAAGACGCTGTTGATCCATCAGTGGTTAGGTACTTACCATTATTTCCAGACTGGGAAGGAAGACCATCAAAGGTTCCCCATTCTGTATCATAATCACTGTTTGAACTTTTTAGTAGGACTTGTCCACTAGATCCGCCGACTGGGATAGCATTCCACACATCGTTAAGTCCGTACTCAATGTTTGCAAGTCGATCTTTTAAGGAATCCCAGGCAGTGGTGATTTGATCAAACTCACCTACCCAACCAGAACCAGTCTTGATAAGGGTTCCTAGGTTGGCTTGAATAGAGTTGACTTCTTCTTGAAGAGAGTTGACGTGTTCGGCCAGAATGGTGTCGGTAAAGTCTACCTTTGTAGTAAAGGACTTAACCGCTGCGGGATATGCTGCTGTCACGCTGTACTTCCTTTCAGACCTGTCGGTCTATTTTCTCTGGTTTGCCCCATATTTACTGCCTGAACTATCAGGAGACCTGCGTCATTGTTATGATAGCGCTTGGAATAGACGGCCCTGGAGAGGCGCTAGAGGTCTCTACTTTGATCTGAGTGTTGTCTGTTGCCCACATAAGTCTGCAGTATTGGTTAGCCCTTAAGTAGACCAAAAAATTCCAAGCGGCAACTACGTACGGGCTGTTGTTGTTGACCGTTACTTTAGTGTTGGATTGAGGAACGGCTGTACCGTTTTTGTCAAGCCACACCTGAGCAGTGGTTCCATTTCCTCCTCCAGAGAGTCCGTGGAACTGTAAAGAAAACTGAACGTTGTAAACACCAGAGTAGGCCACCGTTAACTTTGTGGTATCTACAACTGACACTCCGCTACTGAAATCTGTTGTGTTAAACTTTATTGCAGTGGCTGTGTTCAGTGCTGCGCTCTGAGTTGTCTCATCATGGAATGCTCCATAGGAGTAGATCCCAGCAGGAGGTGTTTCTCCTCCTCCTTCTCCAGTACCAGTGGTTGTGCTTCCACTACCAAAAGTTCCAATCCAAACTGGGAACTCTGGATCACCACCTAGATAAGCGATGTAAACACCTTGACCAATTGCTGGAGGTTTTGCTGTTGCGTAAACAGGCCACACCCAGTCAGTTATTTCAGACCCTGTTGCTTGAGACTGGACTTTAACTCTGCGTAGATTTTGCAGATCTTTGTTATCTACAACAACTGCTCTGTAAACACCATACAGTCTTTTAATGGAGTCCATTAGATAGTTCCGATACTTATATTATCCTCTTGGAATCGGAAGATCTCATCTGCTGCTCCAACAACTGTGTCTAACCCTGTGTCACCCTCAATGTGGAGATTTGTAACCTTCACTGTCTTTACACCAGGAACTTGATTGAGTGCAAACTCGATGTCTTGTGGATAAATTGTGTCTTGGAAATCCATTCCGTTATATCCAAAAGAGGTAAGTAAAGCCTGCTTTAGTGAAAGTTCTACTTCCGCTGTTGTGTACTGATCTAACTTTGCGTACTGCAGTGTAATGATGAGATCTACATAAGTAGGAGGTTGAATAGTTACAGTAGTTCCAAGAAGAACTTTATCTGACAAAAATGTTTCAACATCTGCTTTTAATCGGTCATACTCAAGAGTGGGTTCTCCAAGGTCATCTAATCCAGGTGCAAGATCTGAGTCAATACTACTTCTACTTGGTGCGATGTAGACTGTAACAGAGGTCCAGACTTCTGCAAAAGCATTTGCCTTACCGACACCACTTACTGATATTGAAAGATCGGCATAGTCTTGTAAAGTTACAGCACGATTTGCCGCTCTTAAAGAAGCAGGTGCAGAAACACGTATCTGGTCTGTTGTCTCTGGATCTGAACCGCCAATTGCTGGGTCTGCATTTGTAACTGTCACAATAGACTGTAATGCAGTAGTCTGATTAGTAGATAATCCAGGTACATAAACAATGTCAACTAGTGTGTCGCTAGGAACGTTACCAATCAATCCTCCACCAACCATGTAATTAACACGAATCTCAGAGTGAATAGTTGGGATAACTCCAGAGACACCGTCTCCAAATGTTATGAGCACATTGTTATCGGCATCTGTATTTACCTGATAAACCAGGTCAGTAGGGCCGTTATCTAGCAAGTGCTGTACTTGTGTCCACTTTGAATAGACATCTCCATCTTGAACGTACAGTTCTGTTGTTCCATCTACAGAAGGAACTTCGCCCAATTCAAAAGACATATTTGGAAGACCTGTTGATGTCCCAATTAATTCTCCGTAGGTGTTGGCGTTGTCTGAAACTATCGTTACATAACGTCCTTCTAGTGCGGAAACATCCTCAGTTCCTGGTGTTTCACCCACTTGTGCAGCAACTGTGATATCTACGTCAGTTGTAAAGTAAACCGTATTGACAGTGTCTCCAGACACAACATCTCCAGATACAACAGTCCCTGCTGGAATTGAAACCGCATTTGCAGAGGTGTTAGAGAAGGTTAACAAGGTGAAGGCTTGACGATATCCTGCTGGGATATAACCATAGGTTTGAGCGATATTGATAACGCTGTCTCGTTGAGTTGCTGTAGTAATCAGTGACTCATTAGCATTTCGATCAATGTAATAAGAGATCAGATCTCCCATGTAAGCAAAAGCCTCAATGAGTGCTACGCCAAAGTCGGAAGGATCAGAGGCTGTCCAGTTAGGAACACGATCTTGAACACGAGCAATTAACTCATCACGTATTACGTAGTAGTCCTTACTTGTGTAGTCAACTGAAATTGGGATATTTGAAACTGGGGTTACGTCACTCATAGCGTCTCCTGGTAGATCGGGTTAGTTCCTTGAATGTAGGCAATACCAATAACGGTCTCAACTTGAGTGTCGTTTGGAAGGTCATACACCGTGCTGACATTGATTATGCCAGTAAATTCATCAAAAGTCGTGGTGACAGTCTGCAGACTCAGTAATGGTAGTTGAGTTTCAAAGGCTGCCTGTGTTTCTCTCTCGATTAAGACAGCAGCATCTTCTTGTGTGTGGAATACAGAGTACGGGATCTCTGTACCAAACAGGGGTTGCATTACTCTCTCTTTTAACGCAGTTCCTAGAACAGATCTAACACGGTCTGCCCATATCTTCTGTTGGTCAGTAGACACAGCGATCTTGCCGTAAGGATCAACTCTAAAAGGAAGAGAGATTGCTATTTCAGCCATTACTTACCCACCCATCTACTTGGTGTAACTTTAAATCCAACATTAGATTTATTGACTAGCATTTGAGGAGCACTAAGTTTAGTGACTGTAGGCTTACTAGAAGTGCCTGTACTCAACTCCTGCTTTATATTCCTAACAGGTATTACAGAGGCAGTTTCTGGACGAAATGCTGAAGACTTATTCCTTCCAGTACCATCTGTCATGCAAGTAAACTCAACCTCATAACGACCATCATAGTAACACTGATGACGTGCCTTCTTTACAATCCAGTTTCCATCAGTTGTAGAGCCAGTGCCATTGATCTCTACAGTTCTGTATGGAGCAATTCGTGGGTCACCTTGACTTGCAGTCTCTGAGGTTATTGAAAAACGAGATAGTTGAGCATGGGCATTAGCGATAAGTTCTGCCATGTGTGCATTACCTGTCATTGCACCTGGTAGTGTTTCTAGGAATAGTGGATCTAGATTTGAGGTTCTTAAATTTTTTCCTACAGTAGTTGGGGACTTTGACGAAGAGTAAAATTTTCCTGTGACAGGGTCCACACCATGGACAACCTTATCTTTTTTGGAGTTAGAAGATTTGTCTATGTAATCTCCAACTTTTGGTTTAAACATATCTAATGTTTGAGAGGCTAACTCATTCCAGATATTACCAACAGAATCAAAGAAAGATAGGACTGGGATAGTTGTTATGAATTTATCGATCATCTTGTCAATAGGATGGAAGTGCAATTCTGTCCCATGGACTTGTGCAACATAACCGATACGTCCTGCTAGTTCCTGAATCTTTTCCCAATAGGTGTGATTAACCATGGATTGCTGACTAAAGATCATTGGATGAGGAGTTACTATTGGTTTTAGTTTAAACTTCTTAGCAATCTCAATGACAATGTCTGGGGCAGTTTTGTTTTTCCAGATCTTATTGCCACCTTCTTTTAAGGGAAGGGAAGCACCGATTGCTCGTATAGTGATAGGTCGACGAAGAGTTTGTTGTGTAATCGGTGTGTAGTCGACTATGTAACCAAAGAACTCACCAACAATATTGTTAGAAGTTTTCCATTTTAGTTTAACAGTCGCACCTGTCTTGAGTCCTTTGTAAAAGACATTGCTGTCTTGCAGGTATGTTATCTCAAGAATGTCTTGTTTTCCTGTCTCTTGTATTAATGTGAATCCTTTTGGTGTCACTGTAAAACTTGGAAAGTCTGGGTAAGAGACAGTAAACGAAGTTCCTAA